GACGGTTATCTTCCCAGAGAGGAATGACAACGGTGCGCTTTTCCTTGCGTGCTAATCGAGAGAATATATTTGCCATTATGCGAAAATCCCTCCAGTCTGATTATACTTCGCTATCATGGTCGCTGCAATTGCTAAGCTCATCACACAGTCATCATTCATCCCGTCCGGTGCAGAATAACTAAACCCGCCCGATGCGTTGCGCTTGCTCTCAAAGCTCAATAATTCACCAATAAGCACAGGATTATTAAGAATCCTGATTTGCCCATTTTCAAATGCTGCTTGCAAGTTCTGAATAATAGACTGCTTCGTTGCCGAAGTCGTTGTAAACGGGATAATATTCAGCCCGCGTGCAACTAACTCGTCAATGACCGGCCTGCCAATGCTGTTACTCTCAACCACCATCGAAGTCAAATGGTATCTGTGATATACAGCTTCCAGCCGGTCAATTAGCACTGGATAATCCACGCGGTTGAACCGGTCAAGATAAACCATCTCTTTTGATTCAGCATCCAGCACAGATACAACAGTAAAATCAACCGAAGCCGCAACGTCAACGCCTGCAATGTACTGCTTGCCTTCCTCATACTCTTTTGGTTCTAAAACAGCAGCCTCTTGCACCCGCCTGAACACGCCACCGGATAAATCCACAAACTGCGCGAGATTTTCCTGTTCGAATATCTGTCGCGGCTGACTGTAAAATAACTTCTCAATTTCCGAGAACGGGATATCAGGATTTTCGTAAGGATTAGGATCTCGTACTAATCCCCTATCAGTTATCCGCACACCTAACGTTGGAACTTGCCACGCCATACTATCAGGATCGTCTAAAGATTTTGTGTGCTCTTCCCAATACCAATTCCGTCCGCAAGGTGTACTAATTCCCCATGCCCAGCCATTCGTATCTATTAGCATCGGACGCAATACTTCGCTCCAAGCTTTCCGGTGTATGTATGCAGCTTCATCCATTACAACACCATCGGCAGTATGACCACGCGCATTGTCAGGATTATCAAGACTCCGATATAAAATCCTGCCGCCGTTAGGAAAATGGGCTTCCATTCGCGATTGATTGAATTTAGCAACGCTATGAGCTGCTTTGCGGGTTTCTTCAAAGCCAACGCTAACTTGATCATACGTCGGCGCCCCCCAAATTATGGTCTTCCCATTTACCGCATTCTCAACCGCAATCGCCATCGCTAATGTCGTCTTTCTCCAACGCCTGCCAGCAGATAGCCAGTTAAATCGCTTCGCTTCCCTACGTACCAGTATTTGCCCTTGATGAGGATAAGGCAGTCGTATCCTGTCACTCTTCTCCACGCCAGTCATTCACATACTCAATCTGGACTTTACCACCATCTGCTCCCGTGACTTCCTGACGCTCTACATAGCCACGAGATTTGCCAAGCGTCTTTAATGTAAAGATTATCGCCGTTATATTACCTTCTTGCACTTGCTTGAATAGCTGATTTTCTGTAAAGTCAAGCATTGCTTCGCGTTCATCTATAATAGCGTTTTCAACCTTCTTCCAGCGGGTCATATAACTATAAGCGGTTGCTCTTGTTACACCTAATCTGCGAGCAATACTTGAGATATTGCCACCGGAAGAACCCTTATCCTTCCAAGCGCCGGTGCCTCTTATTGCGTCTATTATCGTGTCAAGGTCAACTTTTGTATACGCCATGTTCCCTTTTTTAATGTGTATGAATTGTATTATTCCAACAATTCTGGCGTCCCACCAGTTACGTCAACCCAGCGCTGAATTGCCACTGCGCAATATGCTGGACTGATTTCAACCGCGCGGCACTTGCGCCCCAACCGCTCGCAAGCGATGATGGTCGTGCCGGAACCAGAAAATACGTCTAAAATCAACTCATCAGTAGACGAGAAGTCTTTAATAAGGTTTTCCCAAAATTCGAGTAATTTTGGACACGGATGACCGCCGGTTCCACTTTGGACTTTTATCGGATACTCATAAACGTCACGCTTTACTTTTTTGCGCGTTTTTCCGAAAACAACTACAGGCTCCCAGTCCCAGTTATCAGCGTCATATAAGACCGGTTCCCATACAGATAAATTTCCAATTTTCGATGCAGTCATCGCGTTCTTTTTTACCCATGCGCAAGTCCAAGTAATCTTGAAATTTTGGTAATAAAAGTCAAGATTTTTTAGACCAGGTGTTACAACCATCCTGTCACATTTTTCACGCGCTATGGACCACCACTTACGAATAAACTTTTCGTATTCTTCGATACTCAAATTGTCTTTTGCAACGCCATAATCGAAGTCATAGTTGTAAGGTGGGTCAGTAATAGTCAAACCTGCTTTTTGGCTATCCATGACCCTCTCCACCACCGCCTTGTCGGTGCAATCCCCGCAGATAATCCGATGCTCACCGAGCTTCCACAGTTGCCCGCTCTCAACGCCCCACTTTTCGCGCAGCTCCTCTGCTTTGTCAATCTGCGGCTCAACGTCCTCTGGCAGCTCACCAGCCCATAAGTCAATGTCCAGCTCCTTTTTATCAAAGCCCCAGTTCAGCAAATCGTCAAGCTCAAACTCGTTAGCCAGAACGTCAAAGTCCCAGTCACCAGCAGCTCCCTTGTGCAAGAAGATGGTCAGCTTCTCCCGCTCCTTTTCGGTCAGGGCGCGTGATGCCACGCGGACGGCAACCTCATAATCCTCACCATATTTTTCCTTGAGAACGTTGAGCCTTTGGTGTCCATTGTAAACCTCGTTATGTGGACCTACCGCGATGGTTTCCACTTGCCCGAACTGGTCAAAGCTCTCAACCAACCGCTCAGCTTGCCGCTTATTGATCTGACGCGGGTTGCGTGCCCACGGCTGAAGCTCACTCAGTTTGCGTGTTTCGTTACTCCAGCTAATTTTATCAACCATCTATGCACCTAAACTTATTATACACTCTTTATACAATCCCGATTATCATAATCTTGATTTTCATAAGCCGGTGGCGGGGTTCGCACCCGCGTTGTATCGCTCACGAAGCGACCGACCACTAAGCACCGGCATCATATTCTGTGTAAAGATTTTACCATTGCGGCAGATCAGCAGCATTGCGAACTTATCGCAATGATCAATTATCCTCGCTGCGATACTTGATTTCAATTTTAGAAATCGAGCGGTGCGGGAATAGATAGAGTAAATGCTTTCTCTCGTCACTTACAATTCCAAAGTAGACTGCATCCTGATAAATTCCAACACCCTTATACTCAATCGGTTCCATTCTATCCACGAACAAAATCCTTACATCTGCTCTTGCAATACCACTGATTCCTTCGCTCATACTAATCTCCTTTCGTTTTCAACAAGTTATCTTATACCAATCTCTCGGTAATGGCTCGCCTGTGGTATACGGCGGTATCGGCACACTCGGATCTTTGACAACAATTGGTCGTGTCGGCGGAAATGTTGGTATATCTCCAAGTAAATCATCTAATTCCTTTTTGAGTTCCATTAGCTCTTCTATTGTCAAGCTAATTTCAACATCTTTGATTTTCAATATTATTGTAATCATCTCTATTCCTTTTGATTAATCACACTATTTTCCTTAGCATTTTCCAATCCACATGCTCGTGCAGCAGCCAGATATAACCATCACGCACAATCACCGCGCCGAGCATGTGCGCATTACGCCTTGCATCGCGCTGAGCTGCATACGCCAAGCGCATCTCATCAACGCAATGCCCCATCTGAATGGCTGCATATTGACCGGACGGGTCAAAATCGTACATCAATTTGTGCGAGTGCCCCATTAGGATATGCTGATGATACTGGGTTGCCAACATCCTTGCAGCGTTATCTGAGGAGGTGCGCGGATGCGTTACCCGAAACTCTTTACCCCCGCTGTTGAGGATACAAAAATAATATGGTGCTATTTTCCAGCGCTCGTCATTCAAGCGCATCAGGTTGAGCAGCTCGTTCGGGTTCGTTGGGCTGTTAATCGCTCTGATAAGGCGTCCTTCGTGATTGCCTAACACCCACACAAAGCTCTCGAAGCAATCGCTCAAAGCTCTCAACACCTTGCGCGCCTCACCCATCTCGTCCCCAAAGTCTTTGCCGTCCAGCGGCTTGGTGTTACCAATTATCTCCATCAGCTTGGCTTGCTTCACTTTTGATAATCCCTTTGCCAAATCCATTAAGGCGAGCTCGTCAGCTTCGGTTAGCGTTGACTTCTCGTGTCCGTTATGCCAGTTCGGCTCCCATCCCGAAAGCGAGTCAAAGTGCATCAAGTCACCAGCTGCAATGACCTGCTTTATCCCCCACGCATCGGCAAGATCAATCACTCGGTTTAGGAAGTCAGAATCGTGAAAAGGAATTTCAACATCGGGTAAAATGAGCGCATCCCCATAAATCGTAGGCGGTTCGTCATAGCGAATGAACCTGCTCTCTGGGATGCGCTTGCGGGCGGACGCTTGACCCGTAGCCATATAGTAATGTGTTTTGACTGTGCCTGTTGGCATTCCCAATTCCCTGCCAACATCTGAAAAGCTCAACCCCCCTTCGTGCAACTCAATGATTCGCTGCTTTAGAGCAGTATTGACTGCGGTCATAGT